CTTAAAGTGGCGAGAGCTTGTCATTCACATGATCGGGCACGATATGAACAACATGTTTGGGGTGCAGGGAACATTCACTGTCACACATTGGTTCTTTTCAAGAGCTCAAATGATGGTACGTGTCAAAGGGTTGCGTCCACCGGGAATAGAACTTCCAAACCCCCCAGAAAGCAACTTGGCATGGAGGAATCACCTCGGCGGTCTTGAGGGGTTGAGTCAGAAGAAGTGGACTGCGGCAACGTATGCGATGATTGAAATGGCTTTGTCTCCACTGTTAGATGATGGGACCATCTCGGACTACGAAGTCATCGGGCAAGGCGATAACCAGGTTGTTCGTCTGGCTATCCCATCACACGGACTATCCCGAGAGGAGAAGCTCCCAAAGATCCGTGACAAAGTGAACATCTTACTCGAAAAGACGTGTTCAAGCGTCAATCAGGAAGTCAAGCCCGAGGAAAATATAGAGTCTACATCGGTCCTCACGTACTCGAAAGATGTCCTTGTCCGCGGAGTAGAGTACCCGACCTCACTGAAGAAACACAGTCGTTTGTTCCCTGTCACATCTCTAGACTTTCCGTCAGTTGTCTCAAACTGCCGAGCTATTCTGGCCGGTGCGATTGCCGGAGGTGAGAATGCACTCTATCCTCTTCGAAGTGCTGTCATCGGTCATTATCACGCATACAGATACCTCAGATCCGCAGCCGCAGGATTTTCAATCCACGGTTCTGATTACCCGGTGATGACTCACAAACAAATTCAGGCTTGCCTCATCGTTCCTTCCAGCATCAACGGCATGTGTGGTCCGTCCTACGCTTCATTCTTCTACAAGGGTGGGAGTGATCCTCTCGGCAAAGAGATCAGTGGACTGAGGTTTCTGGCGACATCCAACTGTGATGTAGGAAGATTGGCATCCTCAGCAATACGAGGATTGGAAGACGGATACATGTTAGATTCAGAACCAAATCTTCTCACCTTGATTGATAATCCGTATGCCCTCCCGATCTCTACCCCGACGTCCGCACTCAGCAAAGTTGGACAAACAACACTTGAGGCCTTCAGGGCTAGCGTGAAGAATAAAGATATCGCGCCTTTGCTCAAGGATCCGGTCCAACGAGCCGAGGACAGACTAAAGCAGGACATAATTGCAGTTCGGCCTCTCAACCCAATACTAGCTCACGATTTGTTCGAAGCTTCATGTTTTGGATCGATAAAACTGATGAGAAAGATGTTCGTTCACACTCGGACTATCCAGAGTGTCGCGCAGCAGAGGAATCCTACCATTACTCACAAGTTCCTGTGGGCTGATCTCAACGAGTCGAAGGGGTTCCTGTCTTGGCTCAGAGGGCTACCATCAGCGCCCTACAGTGGTAAGGACAGCTATGAAATATGCAAGTCTGCGAGAATGAGGTGGGGGGTTGATTTGCACGGAGTGTCATCGTACCAGCCATTGGATTATTCGCATTATACCGGACAGGCGCGTGACACAAGCAATCTCCTATGGTCAGCACACTCTTTCTCAGATCTTCTCGATCAGAGAGGTCCTCTGTCCGGGTATCTAGGCACAGCCACGCGTGAGAAGAGATCTGAGCATGGGTACAAGATAGTCGACACAGGAGCTCCGTCGCGATCCATCATGAAATTACAGCTAATACGTAGTCAAGCGTTCGGAAATCCCGGGTTCAACCAGCTCTTGGATGAGATTTCTTTAACGCGCTCTCCGGTTACACTGTCCAAGATCACGGACTTGCTGCCAAAGGTTATCGGAGGGTCCATCTCCCACCGATACTCATCGACGATCCGTGAGATGGCAGCATCGTACGTCGGCCC